TTCCATCCAGCAGGCTTTTGGTATGCCTCCAGCGACTATGTTGGAATGGATACCTGCCAAACCTGTTGGCTTGAGGAGTGCCTTACGACCAACTGTCTGGGCTGCAAGCGTGGGAATTACCCTGATTGCAAGTGGATTGATTTGAAGAAGTTCTATTTGGAGGAAGACAAATGAGCGTTGAGATCTATATTGATGACCTGAAGCCTGACATTCAAAGACAGGTATTGGAAGAGCTGGGTCTCGAAACTGCAGAAGATGGGAATTATGATATCATCCCTCTTTTCAGCGTAGAGAAGCCTGAATGATTATTTGGCAGTTCGCAAATTTTTAACTCGAGGGGGTGGTCAAACACCCCCTCATTTCTACATTCATTATGAGGAGTGAACTGCTGGAATAATCCAAATAATACTAGGGATAATATCCCAAGGAGGTGCTATCGGAATTATGGAAGAACCTAAGATTACTTCTGGTACAGTGCCATATATCGCATCCGAAATCCCTGATGATCCAAGAGATATCACACCCGAGCAGTGGGAAGCGATGAAGGCAGTTGATATTCGGACAGTAGACAAGTCTCAGCTTGTAGACTTGAGCACCGTTCACATTGATGAATCCTTACCCGTGCGCGAAAGAGTGCTCAGTTACCTGAAGCAAGTGAAGAATCCATACTGTGTCCGAGTGGGCAACTTTGCTGTCAAGGTGAAGTACAAAGAGGACGGACCAACCTTTGAGGAAGTGTTCAAGCACTTGCTGCAGCAGCAGAGTATGATGTAATTCTTACCAGGTCCGTTTTTCATCTGGATAAAGGGCCATAGATGTGGTAAAATAGCCTCGGACTAAGTCAAGCATACTCACTCCTTAGGCAGACAGACCACGCCAAAGGAGTGAGTTTATGCAGAATAATGCGAATGAGATGGCTGTGTTTAATACCGCCATCTATGTGCGTCTTTCCAAGGAAGACATCGTTGCGGCGCAGTCTGGCCGTGAGAGCAACAGCATTACCAACCAGAAGCAGCTTATCCTGGACTTTCTGAAGGATAAGCCGGAATTTAATATTGTCTCCATTCGTATAGACGATGGATATACAGGGACGAATTTTGACCGTCCGGCCTTTCAGCGCATGCTGAACGATATTAAGGCTGGACGGATCAATTGCGTGGTCGTAAAAGACCTGTCCCGTTTCGGAAGAGAGTATATCAATTCCGGGAAGTATATCCACCGTCTATTTCCTGTTTTAGGGGTACGCTTAATCGCTATCAATGACAACATCGACACGATTACCCGTGACGAGAGTAGCGAGTTTAGCATCACGCTCAAGAACTTGATGAATGACAACTACAGCCGTGACATCTCAGTGAAGGTCAGAAGCCAGTTGCAAGTGAAGCGGAAACATGGTGACTTTATTTGTCCGTTTGCACCGTATGGGTACCAGAAGTGCGAGGAAAACCACAATCGAATTGAACCCGATCCCTATGCTGCCACAGTTGTCCAGGATATTTTCAACTGGAAAATTCAAGGCATGACGAATAATGGGATAGCAATTCGGCTTGCAGAGAGTGGAATTCTTGCGCCGCTGGAGTATAAGCGCTGCAAGGGAGAGCCACTATTCTCCGGCTTCAAAATGAAAGACCGGTGCGAATGGACAGCGCAGGCAGTTGGACGGATACTCACCAACCCAATCTATATTGGTACCCTCCGCCAAGGCCTTCGCCGTAGACCAAACTATAAAATCAAAAAATCAATTCCAACAGAAGAAAGCGAGTGGGTTGTGATCCATGACGCCCATGAGCCTGTTGTAACGAAGAGAACATTCTATCTTGCGCAAAAAGCTCTTCTGATAGATACGAGAGCAGCACCACGAGCAACGACAGTTTATCCGCTGTCCGGCTTGTTGGAATGCGGAGAATGCGGGAATGCGGTTACACGAAGCACAATCAACAACGGATATAAGGTATACAGCTATTTCCGCTGTAGCGTGCGCACGAAAGAGGATCGCTGTGAACTCAAGCAGGTGCCAGAGGCGCAAGTTGAGGCAGCTGTCCTTCAGCTATTGCAAGAGCATATCAACGCAGTTGTCGAGCTTGACCGTTGCCTTTCTGAAATCCAGCAGGTGCCCTATCAGAAAATCAATGTTGCCAAGTGTGAACAACGCAGAGAAAAACTTGAGGCAGAAATCACTCGTTACCGTGATCTGAAGGCATCACTCTATGAAGACATGAAGGAAGGTCTCATTTCGAAGACGGATTTTTGTGACATCAGAGGTCAGTATGATGTGAGAATTGCAGATGCACTCATCGCACTGGAGCAGATCGAACGAGAACTCAGTATCTATCTCTCGGGCGAACAATCTCCGAACAACTGGATGAAGACATTTACCGAACATCGAGGACTGAAATCACTCACACGGGCAGTTGCTCTGGAGTGCATTGAAAAAGTTGTTATTCACAAAGATGAAAAGTTGGAAATCGTCTTTGAGCATTCCGAGGACTATGCCCGTTTGATGAGCAGCCTGCAGGAATATGCTGAGCATGGAATACTTGAGGAGGCGATGTAAGTATGGCAAGAAAGAGCAGAAAAAATGTCCAAGCCGCCCCCATTGTCGCTACAGGTCCAGTCCAGTACAAGGTGGCGCTTTATGCAAGAATCTCTGTTGAGAATGAACAGAAGCGTGAAGCCGACACCATTGGCAATCAGATTGCTCTGCTGAAGGACTTTGTTTCCCAATATCAAGACTTTGTCGTATTTGATTTGTATTGTGATGACGACATCTCGGGTGTCAGCTTTTCACGCCCAGAATTCGCACGAATGATGAATGATATCCGTGCCGGCAAAGTAACCTGCGTAATTGTGAAAGACCTGTCGCGACTGGGACGAAACATGATTGAAAGTGGCGAATACATCGAACAAATTTTCCCGAGGATGGGAGTTCGATTTATTTCCGTTAACGATCGCTTTGACTCATTGAGAGATGATGCTGATATTTCAGTTCAGCTGAAGAATTTCGCAAATGAAGCCTATGCGCGTGACATTTCAAAGAAGATCCGGGCAGTAAAGAAGTCGCAACAACTTGCAGGCAAGTGGACTTCTGGTACCCCACCATATGGTTATATGTTAGACCCGGATGACAAATATCATCTGTTCCCAGATCCGCAAACAGCACCAATCGTTCTCTCTATCTTCCGAATGGTGGCTGAAGACCATACGCTACGCAATATCGCGGTGACTCTAAACGAACAAGGAGTACCTAGCCCTGGGCGTTATCTGTATAATTGCGGACTCCGAAGAACAGATAAGTTCAAAAATGCCTTTTGGTATTTGCAGACTGTCAAAAAGATCCTTGTAGATCCGGTCTATATCGGGTGGGTTGTGTCTGGAAAGTATAGAAGTCAGCTTTGCGAGAGAGGCACAAAGACTATGGTGAAGACTCCAGAGGAAGAGTGGATTATCAATAAAGGGATGCATGAGCCCATTGTGTCCAAAGCGCTTTTCGATCAAGTTCAGGAAATCCTCTCTACTCGGAAAAACGAAAAGGGGCTTTCGACGATCTACGACTCCAAGAGCAAGAGGAGAAGCATGTTCAAAGGGATTCTTCGCTGCGGAGAATGTGGCCGGAGTATGTATCTGCGGAGAAAATCTAACGGGATTCACTATTACTACTGCTCGTTGCATGAACACTATAATGCAGCTACCTGTCCTAAAAAAGCGGTCAAACAAGAGGATGTTGAGTCTCTTGCGCTGAGACTCATACAGACGCAGATCAAAACATTCTCTGATGCCCAAAGAGTAATCGCGGCTCTTAATTCTACACCGTCCTCACAGACGCGATATCAAATTTTCGAAACCCAGATCTCTGATGCGAAGAGGAAGATTGAAAAGTATAACCAGCTGAAAGCCTCGCTTTACGGCGACTATGTTGATGGCCTCCTAAGCCATCAGGATTAGACTGAACTTAGCGAGGACTATTCACAAAAGGCAGATGACTTGCGGATTTTCATTTCTGAACTTGAGCGGGAAAAAGAAAAGTACTCAGCAAAATTTGGTAGTAAGATGCAATGGGCAAAGTTGATTGAGCAGTACAAGGAGCAGGAAACTCTTGATGCGGAGATGGCGGCAGCATTTATTGAGACGCTTACTTTGTTCAATGATGGCCATGCTGAATTAGTGTTCCAGCACCGCGACGAAATAGAGCAAGTGCAGTATATTGCAGCGGCTCGCAGAAAGGAGGCCGAGAGATATGCGGGATAAGGTACTGGCCTTTTATATTCGGTTATCGAGTGAAGATAAAGACATCAGAACAAATGCACTGAAGAATGAGAGCAATAGTGTTTTCAACCAAAGGTTGTTGCTTCATGATTACTACAATGCACACGAAGACCTTCTCGAGTATAGGGTGATTGAGTTCTGTGATGACGGCATTACGGGCACCCATTTCGAGAGGCCAAAGTTTGATGAGTTGATTGAGATGGCTCGCAATCAGGAAATTCATTGCATCATGGTGAAAGATCTGTCTCGCTTCGGTAGAAATTTCCTTGAAATGGGTAACTACCTCGAGCTAATCTTACCCCTCTATGGTGTTCGCTTCATCTCTGTCAACGACGCCTTTGATAGTGATGACTACTTAGGTGTCACAGGTGGATTAGAGTTGGCTCTGCGCAACCTTATCAACAACATGTATAGCCGTGACCTCTCTACAAAAGTACGCTCGGCATTTCGCACTCGCAATCTGCGCGGAGAATACTGGGGTGGCAGTGGTTTCTATGGATACAAAGTCCACCCTCATAATAAGAAAAAGTTGATTATTGACGAGCAGGTCCGAGATGTTATTGTAATGATCTTCGAGTCCTGCGTTGCAGGTATGACCACGAGTGAGATCGCCCAAATGCTGAATGATATG